TGATCATCCAGGTCAAAGCTGGTGGTCAGGGTTTAAATATTCAGTGCGCTTCGAGGGTATACATCACGAGCCCCGCGTGGAATCCGGGCACGGAGCTTCAAGCGATCGGGCGTTGTCATCGATCGGGTCAAAAGAGAGACGTTCACGTTAAAAAATTAATTTATGTCGGTGACGACGCGTGTCCGAGCGTCGAAGAGGCAATCATCGGCATTCAAGTGCGAAAATCCAAGGCATGTGCGGAGGTACTCAATGACAAGAGACTCGAATCCCAAATCCCAGCGAGTGAAAAAATGGCAAACATGATGTCGATCTCCGAGGTTCGAAATATTTTCAGAGCGTAATGTATATAACAATGACTACCGGATCTCGAGCCGAGGTATTTCACGGCACCGTCGACCAAACCGCCGGTGGTTTGAAAAAGAAAGATTTGTTTCAAGACAAGTATGGTGAAATCAAGAGTAAGAAGGCGTCTGAATCCGCGCTCGCTCGCATGAAGGAGGAAGGTAAGAAGGCTATGGTGAAGGTGTTCAAGCCTCGCAAGACGGGGTTCAAGCTCCAACCAAAAGCCGGCACGAAAGCGCACGCGAAAAAACTTGAGAAGATGCAATAATAAAATATTGTAATAAATTAAGATGTCTCTTACAAAATGGACTCAGGCCGTTAGGTTAGCTAAAATTAAACAGGGTGTTGACCCCTCTAAATATGTGATGTTGAGGGGTAAATTATTAAAAGAAGCACAGGCGATTTATCAATTATTGATAATTAATAAATAATTAAACTACGAAATTAAACCCTTTCAAACTCTGTGGCTCGTATACGATCAACTGATTTAATTTATACGTCACTCCGAACATTTTGTTCAAGAAATAAACGCTATTGATTTCCACGATAGCAGTTCCACTATTTCTTGAATAAAGTCCGTGTCGACACGCGTCTTGTTTCGAATTTCTATCCGAATCAAACACGGGTGCCCGTACATTGTTTTCCATGTTAGAATCGACCTTTACGCGAAACTTTGGTTCTCGATCGGGCGATTCCTTGATGTTTGAATTAAACATAGCTCGCAATTCTTCTTTAGATTTTTTCATTTGAAAGATTTCTTGTGACTGCTCAAAAACCGCGTCGATTATTTTTTCTTCGAAAGCCTTCATGATTTCATAAAATTTTTTAACGAAATTTCCATCCTCATCGTACCCCTTCATCGCGAAATCGATACTCCATTTCGTCGGACCAACTTCCGGTGTGAATCCTGACAAACCAAACGGCATGTACATACGCGGAAACTGTACGCGTAACGGCTTCCCTTCTTTTGAGCATAACGCGATCTTTCGCCCCGCGTACGATGGAATCTCGACATCGTCCAATAAAGTGACGAACTTCGACATTATAAATATAAAATGGTTATTATCTTTAAGCTGAACACATCGCACAGTCAGCCTCCAATGAAAATTGAATGGGTCTCGCCTTGGCTTGACTTCTAAGGTAATACATCCCCGTCTTCAAACCTTTTTTCCACGCGTACATATGCATACTCGATAATTTAGAAGTCGTCGGACTTTCCATAAACAAGTTCATACTTTGTGATTGATCGATGAATCGCCCTCGATCGGCAGCCATGTCGATGACCGCTTTTTGGCTTATTTCCCAAACAGTCTTATAGAGTTCTTTGATGTTATCGGGGATATCGATAATATTTTGGATCGAACCACCCGCGCGGACCATCAAATCTTTCATGTCCTTCGACCACATACCGATCGATTTGAGATCCTTGACTAAATGTTTGTTGACGATCACGAATTCACCCGCGAGGGTTCTTCGAAGGTATATATTAGTTGTATATGGCTCGAAGCATTCATTGTTTCCCAAAATCTGGGCGGTCGAGGCGGTAGGCATTGGCGCCATCAAGAGACTGTTACGAAGACCTTTGGTTGCCCTTTGTCTCATGGCATCCCAATCATACATACCACTAAACTTCGTCTCACCAGCCCACATGTCCGGTTGTAAAATACCCTTCGACGCGGGTGAACCTTCAAATGTCTCATACGATCCATCCAATTCGGCGAGTTCGCAACTCGATTCGAGTGCGGCGTGATACATGGTTTCAAAAATATACGAATTAATTTGACGCGACTGTTCACAATCGAACGGGAGGCGTAACAAATTAAACACATCCGCGAGTCCTTGAACACCTAGACCAATCGGACGATGTCGCATGTTTGATCTCCGTGCGGTCTCGACCGGATAAAAATTACGATCAATGACCCGGTTCAAATTTTTGGTGACCATCTTCGTGATTCTATGTAATTCCTTATAATCGAATGTCTTTGTCTCCGCGTTCACATATTTTGGGAGTGCGATCGATGCGAGATTACACACGGATGTCTCATCTTTATCGGTATATTCCAAAATTTCCGTACACAAATTTGAGCTCTTGATCACACCCAAATTCTTTTGATTTGATTTTTCGTTACACGCGTCCTTGTAGAGCATGTAAGGTGTCCCGGTTTCGCTCTGTGATTTAATGATCGCCTTCCAAATGTCCGAAGCCGGGATAGTTTTGGTGGCTAATCCTTCTTCTTCGTATTTGGTATACAATCGTTCAAATTCTTCACCGTACACGTCTGAGAGCCCCGGTGCCTTATCCGGACAGAAGAGGGACCAAGTTCCACCCTGTTCAACGCGTTTCATGAACAAATCCGGAATCCACAACGCGGAAAACAGATCCCTACACCTCGCCTCTTCATCGCCTTGATTCAACCGTAATTCCAAAAAGTCCATGATGTCAGCGTGCCATGGTTCGAGGTAGACAGCGATTGAACCCTTGCGACGCCCCGCCTGATTAACATACCGCGCCGTCGCGTTAAATACGCGAAGCATTGGAATGATGCCATCTGATTGACCATTTGTCCCGCGAATACGAGATTTATTAGCGCGTACATCGTGGATGTGAAGACCGATACCTCCTGCCCACTTTGAAATCTGCGCACATTCAGTTAAACTTCCATAAATCCCGTCGATTGAATCACCCTTATTTGCGATGAGAAAACAACTCGACATTTGTGGACGAGGTGTGCCTGAGTTAAACAAGGTTGGGGTCGCGTGGATAAATAACCCTTTGGACATGGAATCATACGTTTCTATGACCGATTCGATATCGTCACCGTGAATACCTATAGCGACGCGCGCGAACATATACTGTGGCGTTTCCATCAATTGACCGTCCAAGCGCTGAAGGTACGATTTTTCAAGCGTTTTTAACCCAAAATAACCAAAATCATTGTCACGTTCCGGATGAATTTTATCCTTAATGTGTCCTGCTATTTCGGCGACTTCATGTGTGACGATACCGGCTTTCGCGAGTTTTTTCATCGCGATGTGAAGATTGTTTGGACAGACCTTTTGAATGTTACTCGCGACCAAACGAGTGGCAAGAATCTCATAATCCGGATCGCTCGTGATCATCGCGATACACGTCTCGGCTGAGAGATTGTCAATTTCGTACGTTTTGATATTTTCGTACATGGATGAAAACACCTGCTGTGAAATCTTTTGGGCGTCGACATTTTCCGACAACCCGACTGCTAATTTTAGAATCCTGTTGGTGACCTTATCAAATTTGACATCTTCAACATGACCATTACGTTTAATGACCCTCATTTTATATAATTACTCTTAATTTTTTAAGCTACTTAAAATCGGCACTTCTCACCGGAACAGTACCAACAGTCTCGGCATATCTATTTGGTTGGAGTAATGTGGTATTGACGTTGAAAGGTCCATCTTCGCCTGCCTTGGTGATTGGCGCGTACGATCCAATAAAACACGACTTGTTGTCACAGGCGGGTTTGAACATCGATGGAACGGCTGGAGTAGAATAGGCTTCGTCAAGATTGGCGGCGACAATCTTCATTTATATTTACCAATAATTTTTTTCCGAGTGTATATTAAATGTGCGATAATCTCCACCTGAATTCCATCAGTCAATGTGCGACTCCACTGAACAAGTTGTTTTTTTCCGCCTTCAATGTTAATTTAGTACAACGCGGTATTCGCCAATCTTTTAAAAACAAGACCGGTGTAAAAATAGATTACCAGAACGAGGATGATGTTTACGGTATCATGCGCGTCGTATTTATAAACAACGCCGGTAACCACAATGAGGGTATTAATGAGCAAGTGAAGTCAATGAACACGATCGCTATAAACACAGCGGTCTCTCAAATTCAAACGGGTGTTTCTCAATACATGGGATATGTCCACGATATTGACAAGGGTATGGACCCTATTAATAGACCTGTGAGTACGAGTACGTATGGCAATAAGATTGGAAAATCTGACAAGATCGGCGTCTAAACACCAAGATCTCGCGTGTAACGAACCGGCTGAACACCGACCTCGGTGGGTTGTTCGGGTTCGTTCTCTTGGACGGTTTCGCCGTCGGCACCGTTTATTTTCAATGAGACCTCATCGTCTGGTAAAACATATTGAACATCGGTCTGGGTTTTTGTATTTTGTACGACTTCTATAGACGTTTCTTCCTTTTCTGGAACATTTGTGGATCGTCGAATGTATACGGTGACAGCGAGGATCACAAGCAATATGATCAATGTTCTTGTGACACGTTTATTCATTATACTATACAGGTATAAAGTTTTTGGACGTAGGAAATGTAAGATGAGTCTAAACTACTATCGAGACGAAACAAGAAATGTGTGCAAGCTTCATGGCTGGGACAAGGCCAACATCGACACCGTGTGGCTACTACTCTCCGAAGAATTTGGAGAGCTCGCGTCTGCGATCAGGCAAAACAGGAGAACGTTTAAAAAAATGGGATTGAAAAAGGATAGAGGAACCGACGTGATGATGGAAATGGGTGATGTGTTTTCGTATCTATTTCAACTCGCGTACATGTTAAACGTCGACATGGACCAGATGTGGACTGAGCATGGAAATAAATTGAAATATAAAAATTATAATCTTCACTAATATTAATTATGTCCGTCAGTGACCAAGATTTGATTAATAAAATTAACCCATTCGTCAGTTCGAAAGGTATATCTTTACCCGGGACTGTCGGACAGGTGGTTGATTTTGGTGAATACGAAGCGCCAGCGAATGAAGAGGGAATGGATGAATACGTAAGTCCAATGTGTGGATATGGACAAACGATTGAAGGTCGGATAGGTCGCGAAGAGCCCTGTGAATTGTCGCGCCCATTGTTACCAGGGCGTAATGTTGATACCGGTGATTTCTCTGAACCATCGTTGACCGGCGACACTAAAACGAAAAGTACACCGTGTGAGACGTGTGATTGTTCGGAGGGAAATCCATGTCAATGTGCCGATTGCCCACACAAAAATAAAATTTTAACCGTTAATCACTTGTTATTAAGTGTGGTACTTCTGATTCTATTAATTGCATCGTTCTAAAGAATCGCTCAAGGCGAATTTCATTTGTCGATGTATTTATGACTTTTGGTAATTCATTCATACATATTTCATGAACCAATCTCTTTTGCCATGAACATATCATATTAATGATCGGTGGCGTGAATGTAGGATCCAAAATTTTAACGGAATGCATTATCCTCACGAGACTTCTTATATTTTTATTTTCACACAACGCGTTCTCCAACGCAATCAAAGCCATTTTTCGCCTGGTTTCGATTGTTTTGTGAACCATCGTATCTAAAAATTGTTCGTATCGAAGCGAATCGTACGCGGCGTGTATATGTCCCCATGTCCCAATAGGTCCTGTTTCAATTAAATCTACAGAATCCCTGTAACCTTCACCGGCTATATATTTAACGGTTTTTATACGGATATTTTTTTCGAGGACTTTTGCGCTTTTAACAAATGAAGTCATGTACCGATATGCGTACATTTCTCTAAGCAGTTTAACTCCTAAGTCATTCACATTGATATTAAAAATAAATCAAAATGTTTCACTCGGTCGTGAACAGCACTTTATCGTACTACGTCACACTTGACGATTTTAGAAATGATTTACAAAAAGATATAAGACCTTCATGGGTAAAGTTGACCACGATCACGATGATATCGAGTTTTCAAAAGCCGATCGATACCGAAAAATTAAAAAGATGTTTTAAAAAATTGGCACCGATTAAATTGAAATTACGAAACGCCAAAAAATCATGCGCCGTCGAGTGGATGATAAAGCCAACAAAATTTTATAACCAGATTACGTTGTGTTATAGTGATAAATTCAGTCGAAAATCAATTAAATTGTTCCCAAACGGAAGCATTCAAGTCGCGGGATGCACGGACTTGATTAATTGCAAGCACATAATCAAACAGTTATCATATTTGTTGAAAATAATGTTGGGTTCGGAATTTGAAGTTCCACTCGATACGTTTCGCGTGGTGATGATTAATTCAAATTTTAGTTTGAATTGGAATATTAATTTGATCGAGACGTGCGATCATTTTGAAAAATACCCCGACGTATTTAAAGTTTCATTCGAACCGGATCGCTATTCAGCTGTTAAAATTAAACTTAAACCAGCGGAAGACATGAAAGAAATCACGGTGAGTATTTTTGGTACGGGTAAAATTATAATCACCGGCGCGGAGACCCTGAAAGAAATCGCATTCGCCTATAATATCATTAATCAGCACATCAATACGAATGATTCTATTCGAATTTCTCGCGTACACTCCGATAAGATCGACATATTTAACGTAGCTTCAGGAAGAGACGTGAACTCGACGATAGCGGCAGCAAAAAAAATGGGGATAAAATCATGGAAAAATACCATCAAAAATAGAGAAATAAATTTCTAATGTAACACTAATAATGAGTCAACGCATGGGCATGGCCGATGGCCGAAATTTTACTATCAACTCCGCGAGTGGTCTGTACAACAATTACTTGATGGAAAAAAACGGTGTCGCCGTCGTTGATAACTACTCGTACCGCAAATTGCTTCAATCCAAGGGACCCGCCCTGGTCGAAGAAACACAGAAGACGCAGACGACCGATGGTGGGAAGGCGGATAA